TACCTGTTAATACAGGACTATTCAAATTAGCTTTACCAGCAAGGCCAGCGAACACATAAGCAGTTGTCGCCAACTGTGTAGTGTTATTTCCTTGTGCTGCTGTTGGTGCAGCAGGAATGCCAGTAAATGTAGGAGAAGCTATATTAGCTTTGAGGTTATCAGCATTGTCTACATAAGTCTTAGTTGTAAAGTCAACTAAGTCTGCTGGAGTTGCAAATGTACTTACAGGAATACCACCTTTAAGGAGTTTACCTGTAACACCATTCCATTGTGGCAAGTAATTATCAACACTAGAAGCAGGGCCGACAACATCACCGTCTCCACCGACAGGACTTTGGTTAGCAAGAACAAAAGCTGTGGTAGCAATTTGTGTACTATTGTTACCAACTACTGCTGTAGGTGCTCTAGGAATACCAGTGAAGGTTTGACTTTCAACTCTTGCAAGTTCATTCCAAGGTTCCCAAACACTACCAAACTTAGTTCTGGTAAATACTCTCTCAGTTACGTCTGATTCATATCTCTGACTACCACTACTGGAAGATTCCATAATAGTATGTAGAGAACCACCTTCAGCAATAGGTATACCAGTGCTACCAGCAATAACTCTACCATAACTTGTCACAACAACAGCATTAGCATCTGTTACAGTAGGAGCATATCCAAGTAAACCACCAGCACCTACAAGCAACACTCTTCCAGCAGTAGCATCGCTCTGTGTTGTTTGTGTGGTAGCATAGGCACTATTACCAAGTACATTACCAGTTTTAATTAGCTTACCACTGTCATCAGCGAACAATGCAACTTGATTTATTGCCGAACTTGCAGGGCCAGTAACATCACCTCCACCAGCATTAGAAATACTCGCAGCAACATACGCTGTAGTCGCAATCTGTGTGTTATTACTTCCTAGCGTAGCAGTCGGGGCTGTGGGAGTCCCTGTAAGCGCCGGAGAGACGAGCGGAGCCTTGGCAGCTAGTAGGGTATCGGTTTCGCTTGCTCGCCTCACCTGCGAGCCGCTGGCCCCTGCTGGAACGATTAATGCCCCTGTCAGAGTGCCGCCAGACAGCTTTAGATAGCGTAAATCGTTCGCTGCGGTACTAGCTGTATATAAGTACCAGAAGCCTTTACTGGCACTATAAGAGATGTTAGCACCTACAGGACAAGTAGTAGGCTCTGGTGTTCCAGTAGATGAATCAGGAGGAATAACATTCAACACACCTTCTACGGTTATGGAGTACAAGTCTCCACTAGAGGCTCCAGTTGGTAGTTGTCCACCACTAGCATCCCAACCACTAATGAAGTTAAATCCACCAATAGATATATACTCAGATGGTATATGTCCAGTAGCATCTAAAGGAGCAACACCACTGTTAGCACCCTTTTGTGATAGTGGTATATATGTACTACTTACATCTGTAACTAAAGCATATTGAGGATGGTCATTATCTGCCAACCCTGTTAACGCTCCATGATCTACAACTGGTGTTGGTATAAAACCATTGATATTACCAGAGTGTATAACTTCATATTGTGTGCCTGGAGATGTGGCTGGTTCGAATTCTAGCTTATCTCCAGAGGCACTTTTAATGTTATTAGTAATTAGTTCATCAGTGGTAACACCACTAACAACAATCATACCATTAGCATCTTTAAGTACAGGTCTTACAAGTCCTGTTCTTACGTTTACACCGTTTTGCAATCCAACTAATTCTAATGGATTGTTATTATTGCCTAGTGGAAATTCACTAAACTTCTTACTAGCCATAGTTATCTCCCTACTTATATTTAACGCATTTCATCATAAGGATACCAGCAGGCAAGTTAAATGTATTACCTGTTGCGCCTGTAGTTCCTGATTGTGAAGTGGATCTCTGATCTGGAGCACCACCATCATCAGTGTAGCCACCAATGGGTTGTTGTGCTGTAAAGGTGTGAGTGTGGCTTTTAACTTCACCAGTAGTTGTAAGACCTGCATAAACACCAGCACCGTTAAGTGTAGGTTGCCAACCTGGACACCAAGGCATACCAAATGTTGTAGAACCATTACCAGCACCCCATTGAGTACCTATTGCAGCAAACAACTTTGCATATGTAGTTCTTGATATATCAGTTGGTTGAAAAGGTAGTGTTAGATAACCATCAGGAGCCACAGCACCAGCAAAGTCTATAACGCTTCCAATTGGTGTAGGCATAACTAAGCTGGCAATAAAAGCCCTAATCCAACTTGTGTTAACTACTTTTGTACTATCATCACTTTGAGGTACTGTAGGAACAGTAGCTTGTGTTGTTACATTAAGTGTAGTTAGTGTAGCTGTACTATTACTTACATTAACACCACTAATATTGCCACCAGAAATAGTTACGTTATTACTATTTTGAGTAGCAATAGTTCCTAATCCTAATGTATTTCTTTGTTCAGTGTTGTTGTTATCATCTAGTATGGCTAGTCCAGCAGCAGTAACTACTGCATTGTTTCCTTTAACCTTTTTACCAGTAGTTCCGTCAAACAACACCATAGAGTTATCTGTGGATGAAGCAGGGCCGGTAACATCACCAGTAGATTGTAGTACAATAGGATCTGTCATATAACCTCCTTATGTGTTAGAGACTTGTCTGTCAGTAAGAGCCTTAGCCCATATCTTCAGAGAGTTGTAAGAGTTAGTTATTTGGTAGTCAGGATTTAATACAATCTGACCATCTGTTGGTAGATTTACTACAGCAGGAACACTTGCATAAAGAAAACCTTGCACATATGTTCTTATAGTTGTTCCATCATATGTAACGCCAAACTTTAATGGAGTATTTACTACTAGGAAAGATGCTGGTAAAACTACTATTGATTTTTGTACACCACCTTCTGAGTATAGATATATTACACCTTCGGCATTCCTATAAAACCCACTATTCTTTGTTCCAGATGGATAACGCAATAACCAACCCCAAACACTTTGTGCAATACCAAGTTCACAATCTAATACTATTGTATAATTTTGAAAACCAGACAAATTATTTAGTGTAGGGTATCTTAAAGATTCTGAACTCAGGCTATCTAACTGTAATCCCTTAACGGATTGTCTAGGCTCATTAAGTCCAGCAGTTGCAGCTTTACCACTTTTATTTATATAGCCTCTGCCTGCTGGTGCAGTAAATACTACATCACCCATTCCATACTTAATATTAATACTATTTCTAAAGTCAACACCGAAGTCCATGAAAGGAGGTACAAATGTTGCTTCCACAGATTCCCTTAATGGTAGATAGTCTGCTTCTGATAATAGGTTAGTTGAAGCTCCAAGGTCATTGATAAATACAGCCTGAGAGGTAGCATCCAAACCAATCTTAGCAACACCTTTTTGAATGAAAGTACCGCCAGTATCACTATTAATTTTTGCATTTAAGTTAGCAGCACCTACACCTGTAGCTGCGTTCAAATGATTAACAAGTCCAGTATAAGAACCACCAGTTACAGGAACAGCACCAACTTGTGCTGCTGTAACTACATGAGGGTTAGCTCTGTTTGCAACGTGGTTATTAATGTCTGTTTGAGGTACATTAACTTTGGCGTCTATTTCAGCTCTTGTGTAGGTATCAAGGATAGCACAAGTAAGCTGATGAGGATTAGACATATTAGCAGTATGACTATTCCAGCGATTAACTTCTGTATCATACTGTGCCCTTGTAATCTGTATTGAAGATCTTTCCCATTGTGTAGCATTATTGTTCGGAGTAAGTGTAGTAGATGGAGCATTTACTTTAGATACATAAATAAAACCATCAGCTTCATTCCAAACTGTTGCACCATTAACATAAGTAATATCACTTCCCCATTGAAACTGACCACGTTCAGCTAGAGATAGTGTATTAGTATCATGTCTGTTGTTAATAAAGTTAAGCATCTGATAGATAGGGATCTCAGCAATCCAACCTAAGTTGTACTTATCTGCTCCAGGATCTATATTTGGTGTTGCTGGTGCAGCAGCCCAAACTCTCCCTAAGACTTTTGTATCCATAATTAATACCTCTTAAGTTTGTATGTTGAGTTTCTGTCTAGGAGTTAACCTATTAATCCATACTTGGAAGTTACGGACATTGCCAGTGTTTCCAAAGTAGTAGGTTAGTGAGTCTGATAGCAAGTGCATATCCCTTACAAACAAAACATCATTGAGAACATAAGCTATAGTACATTGTGTAGCACCCAACATGTCTGGAATGTCTATGGTTATAGTAGTATTAGCATTTAATTTAAGACCTTTTAATTCAAATGCTGGTACGTTGGGCTGTGCTACTTGAGCGTTACCAGACCTATCTGTATAAGCTAATGTCCCACTTCTACTATAAGTTATGTTGGCAGTAGAAGAAAGATCAAACTTTAGTGGTATTGATATATCTCTTACAGGTAATGTAAATAAACCATTATAAAGATTTCTAGCATCTATATATGTGTCAGCAGACAGTAGCATTTGCCACTTACCACCTAGTCTATAATCCGAAGTACCTAAGCCAATACCACCATCATTATCTCTGGCAAGAATAATCTTGTCAGAGTTGTACATAAGCTCACCTTGACTACCAACCTTGAAACCATTTAGGTAGTTAATTCTGCCAGTGAAATTGCCACCACCAAGTGCAGGAAGTGTACCAACACCTATAGCAGTTTCCACATGAGGGTTTGACTTATTGTTTACATGATTGTTAGTGGTAGTTACTATTGGAGATAGCAAACCATCTATTTGGCTTTTAGTATATCCACCTATTTGTGCAATAGTCTCACTATGTGCAAGTGGCGTACCAACATGAGTATTATGTTGGCTGAACATACCTTGTGTAATACCATCATATGCAGCTTTGGTATATGCAAGAACAGGAGTCCAATCTTCATCAGCAAATGTTTCTGGCCCTTCTTGTTTAAGATAGTCCATGTATTCTGAGTAAAGAGTGTCAACACCATCTTCATGTATAATAGGATTGACAATATCAACCACACTAATAAACATCTGAGGTACACCATTATATATAGCAATGGCACCAAACTGATAGTTAACTGTAGATTGATATAGCTCCCAACCATTCTGTAGCTTCTGAAGTTCTATATCTTCAAACCTTTTGAGTATATAGTTTTCCCACTCTTGAGGTTCAGTTTCTGCTTCCCACCCTTTCAAATACTTACCTGGGCCACCTTCACCACTAGGATGATCTACATCATCATCAGGGTCTACTACTTGTGAGAAAGAGTCGGTGGCCCAATTGTAATTAAGTCTACTATATCTTGTGGCCATACAACCTCCCTACTTTAAGTAAACTCTCATTAGTATATGGTGTAGTATCAATGATACCACGGTTGTCTTGTACTACGAACTTTACACCAGTAGGTCTTACCATGTTCATAGTCAGACCAATACCTACACGCTGCAATTGTCCCAAGTTTTCATGGATAGTAATTAATGCATTGTTAGGTGAAGGCTCTGTTATCTCTGTATCACACTGCATACCAACGACATAATCTATAAAGTTAAGTACGTGTTCAATTCTACAATTGGTGCTATTTTGGATAATTTTTGCATATATAATGTTACGATAACTTGAGTCATCTAGTATCAAATCATTACTGTCTAGTTGTCCTCTGCCCTTATATACACCACCTAAAGTTCTATCATAGTAAGAGCCAATAGAAGGAACTTTAGATTCAGGATCATCATAGAAACCAAAGTAACCAATAGGTGAAGCACCATAGAAGATACGACCTATACCTACAATCTCTCCAATAATATCTAGTTGATAACCATAAGCATCTGCTAAGTATCTATAGTTAATAGTATCTTCAATAGCTTTAACTAATATATCTATTTCACCCACAAAAGCTTTAATGTAGTTTTGTAGGTTTGGAGAATCTTTGTATTGCCATATGAGTATATCTACAACTTTTTCTGTTGGTACGATAAACTCTACTGTTTTGCTTGGTTTAAGAGCCACTTACCACCACCTTGCTAGTATCTGTCCTAGCTCGTTGCTGTACAGTTATTGGCAAGTCAGCTGTACCCATAGTGCCAGATGCAGTAAACTTAATAGTAATACTCGTTACTGATACATTAGGTGTAGCTTCAAGAACCACGTTAAACAGTTTAGACCAAACAACATCATCAGATATTTGCAAGTTGTTTATATACTCTACAAGTGCATTCTGTGCAAGACTTTCACTATCAAGTGAAGCACCTTGCAGCTTCTTAATCACAACAGCAATATCAATATCAATAGGTACTGGTCTGCTAATACCAATAGGGTGAGGATAGCCTCTAGTGTCATAAACTTGAGTAACAATATCACCAAAAGCTTGACAACCAATTGGTTTGTTATCGTAAATAGCCTTAGAGATTTCCTCTGGAGTACCACCCTCTACAATAGTTAAGAAGCTGTGAGCAGGTATACCATTAACAGGAACATTTTCATAGTTCTCAATAATAGCAATATAGGGAAGTCTCAATCTAATAACTGCTGCATATATAGCATCAATAGAAGATGTACCAGCGTTAACTACTAAAGATTCCCTTCTGGCTCTTAGTGCTGGATCTTCTTCTGAGATAATACCAGTGATTCCAGGCTCTAGGTTAGTTGCAGAAGATAAGCCTGCAATAACATCTGTAATGGTATTTACTTCGTTAGCTGCAATGTATATAGCTCCAGGTGTTGTACACTCAGCAGTTACTACTTCTGGTATTACAGCATCAGCTATAGTAGCAAACTCCAAATCATCAGAAGTTTTAATTATATATCCTTTTGGTATCAGTGTGCCGTTCGATCCATTGAAAGTAATAGCAACTGTTGTTGGCTGGTTACTAATCCTAGTTACACCATTCAGTTCACATAGTTTATCTAGTCCTACACCAAAAGAACTGGAAGGACTATAGGCATTGTAAGCAGCCTCAGCTTGTTGCCACATAGTTGCAAGCAAGTTTGATATAACACCAATTACTTGACCATCAGCACTTTCAGGTGATGTATCAAATCCTGTACCAAATTTTGCAACCATGCTGCTATTAATATCGTTTGTAATCTCTACTAGGCTTCTAGGTATGAAGCCTTCATTCGTAACTCCAGCCATATTAGCCTCCTACTGTTATATTGTTTGAGAACTCTCCCCAATCTGATTGGGCAACAAATGTGATTGTAAGTATCCTAGTATCTTTATTCAAACTAAGTTCAATATTTAATACATCCTGAACATGATCTACTTTTCTGATCTCATCTGTTACCAGAGCTTGTATTAAGGATATGTCTGGAGCTTTAGTGAATACACTATCAAACCAAGGCATACCAAGCTCAGGATTAGGAGGCCACTCACCAAGAATAGTTTGTAGTCTGTTCCTAACTAGCTGTGCTGTTAGTGCTAAACCCTCTACTCTCTCTGCACCTCTGCCTACTATAATGTCCCAAGTAGAGGGATCTAGTTGTAAATTTCCTGCCATATATTACTCCTTAAGCATCAGGTATTGGCCCATGGTTGTGAGTATGAGTGGACAGGTTAACAGTCTTAGCTGTAACTTCAGTGTTAGACTTTATAGTTCCCGTCACCAGAAGCTCACCAGTTATTTTGACATTACCTGTGATGTTTGTATTTGGAGCGGTAACTTCTACAAGACTGTTAGCAACTACTTTTACAGTAGGTGTAGTCAAATCAAGTTCCACTTGAGATAGAACTTCTATTACACCATTTGGCTTAAGTGTTATACGTTGACCTCTATCTACATTTCTTAATTCTACATCTGTAGGGCTAAAATTAGGTATTGCTTTAGCTACTGGATTAAAACCAACTATACATAAGGTGTCATCTATATCATGATCCTTAAAATATGCAGGTTTAGGTATACCAGAACTATACTTACCTATCTCATCAGAATTGTTATACAACCAATGCTCATAACCTTTCTGGCTGAATATAACTAAACAACTGTCGCCAACAGCTATAGGGAAAGTAATACTGTAACTAC